ATTTACTAAATCAAGTGCTTTTTGAGCTGCTTTTATTCCTGATACACCACTATTATAGTGCCAATCAACAAACAAATTTGCAATGCTTTGATTTTCGATATTGTCCGCCTTGCAGGCATTCCAATATCTCTTAAGTACAAACGAAGCCTGGATAGGCGTCAAATTTTTCATATCATTTGATGTGGGTATCTTTTTATACTCATTCTCATACGCTCCAGCAGAAACGCCATATTTGGTACCTACAAGTTCACCACGAGAATTATAGTCTCCAGGATCTTCCTTTTCACATTTATATCCTCCCTCCCATCTAAATAGGATAGGAGCCAATTTTTCAATTTTTGCCATTTTCTTTTTCCTTTTTGCGAGCTTCCAAAAGTGCATCAGTAAAAGCACTAACAAGCTCATCTTTGTTAATCATTTTAGCGGCCAATTGCTCTACTCTGGATATTTCTGTCTTTGTCTTATCATCCGCTTTCTCTTTAACGGATAGCCCTTCTACTATTAGCAGGAATATACCCAATAGACATGTAATTACTGGAACGCCATCTAATATATTAAGGTGTAGTATTAATAACAGTTTGGAGAAGTGCATTAGAATATCTACACCAGCTGCTATTAGCATACCTCCTTCATACATTATAAATTTACTAAGTGAACGGCTTAACCCGTACGAACTTCTTATTTCACCTCTCTGCTTTGCTTTATTAAGTCCTGAAATAAGATCAATTATCATAGCCAAAAGCACGATAATACATGCTATAACTATGATCAAAAACATATTATCAGCACCAGCCATCAATTTGCTCATTGCCTTTTCCTCCATTTATTTTTCCTGTAGAAATCGAAGTTATCCTTATCCTGTATGGTTATAGGGCTTTTAGGTGAAAAGAATTTAAATCCAGTGAATTCACCATAACGTACAACTTTTATGATAGCACGAAATGGATAAACTCTCTTTGGATCACAAGCAACAGCTGTTATTTTTTTACTTTCTGTAAAAAAGGCAGACTTTCTTTCTCCATTGTCATAAGCTATTAGCGTGCGATCTCCATTATCTGTATTAACATTACTTCTCACTCCTGTGAATGTGACTATATGATTTATAACATCATCTATAGTCGAATATTCACAATCAAAAAGGTTATCATTTTCAGGATCCTCTAAATCTTCAAAATCTACTATCTGGTTCATAAACTATCTGGAATATTTAATGTTTTACAATCAGCATCAACCATATCACGGATTGATATACGATCTTTCAAAAAGGCTTCATAATTATCTTTATAACTTGAATCCATAAGGCCAAGCTCAGCCGATTGGTATTCATTGATCAGCTTTGTTTGCTTATTCTCTGAATATTTTGCTGTAAGCAATGTAAGAAAGATATTATCAGCCGTACGAGGATATTCACATCTGACAGAATCATACTGAAACATCGTTCCAGTTTTTTTGCTATCATCATCAGTGACTGATATGTTACCATTTTCATCTTTGATAACCATCACCTCTTTTATGTTATGGTTATAAAGAAAACTTCCTTGCCCGTTCTTATAATCAAATATTGAATCTGGGCGATTTTCAGACAGTAGTCCGATACTTAATATTTTTGTCTCCATTGTTAATACATTTATTTAATATGAATTTTCTATGTGCCTCCGAACATCTGACTATCCAGCCATATTCAGATGGAAAGAGGTGTTTTATATCCGTTTCATTTGAAATGTTATATCGTTTTTGGATACGGCTTAATTTCTTATAGAATCTCATAAGGATGCCTTTTCTCAATAATATGTTATAATGATTTTGTTTAAAGCCTACATAGTCAATGCCTCTGGAATCCACAGGGAAAATTTGCCAATTATCCTTTATCTCTAACTTTAATTCCGCTCCGAGGTACAATCCCATCTTATCCAATATTTCATGCAAGGCATCTTTACTATACGAAAGAACAACTATATCATCCATATATCTGAAATAATACTTTGTTCTCATTTCCTCTTTCATCCAGTGATCAAAATATGAGAGGTATAAGTTGGCAAAATATTGGCTTGTATAGTTACCTATTGGCAGACCTTTATCCTTACCGTTGCTATCAATTATTTTATCCAATAGCCTTAATAATTGTGCGTCCGCTATCGTATGCCTTATTATGCTTTTTAGGGCTTTATGATCAACATTATCATAAAACTTATGTATATCAATTTTTAGGCAATATTCGGTACCAGATCTATTACTCATCAAAGCTTTATTTACATCCTCCATACATTTATGAATGCCACGATTCTTAATGCACGCATAGGCATTCTCAATAAAAATATGTGTCCAGAATTGTCCAAGTACATTTATAATGCAATGATGAACGATCCTATCTGGATAGAATGGTGCAATCATTATTACACGTTCTTTTGGCTCATAAATTGTTTTTATCCTATATTCACCTGGTGTATATGTTTCATCTTTCAGCATCTCCCAGAGATTATCCAATAGTTCTATTATATTTTCATTGAATCTATCTATCTCAGTTCTTCTCCCTTTCCCTTTTTGTGCTTTATATTGTGCCAATACGAGATTTTCGGGATCATAGATCAGAGGATAGATATTTTTTAATTTTGCGCTATTGCAGATATAAATTTTATTGGTATTCCCGATATATAATCCACAATCATCAAAATCCTCATAATCACTATAACTTGATTTACTATTCATGTGCCGTTGCTTCTATTCAGAGCTTTCAATTTCTTACTTACACTGATCGAAAACGCTATTGTTTTGCCAGCTGTAAAACAGCTTCTGTGTGGCAAGGTGTTGGTTGCCCTAAAAGTTCAATAAAATCAGAACCTTACGGTAAAGACGGAACCCAATGTTCGCATTCGCATTCGAGGAACGATTATTCGTGTTCAGATTACCGAACCCCGCATTCGCACCATTATTCGCATTCGCAGACAAAAGGGCACCAGGCAACCGCCACCTTTTATTTCATTATTTCAATTTCATCTATCTGTTTGGGTGGTTTTGCAGTCCCACCGATACCCGTTAAAAACGGCACAGACGGAACCCAATGTGCGCAATCGCACCCGAGGAACGATAATACGCGCTCAGACCACCGAACCCCGCAGACGCACCATCAACCGCACCCGCAGACAAAAGGGCACCATACCAGCCAGAGGCTGTTGTTCCAGGCATCCAATAGTAATCTGTAACACCTGTATTTGAAGCAGCTCCTACAGTCAATGGGAATGAGTATCCTTTTGTAGAATGGGATATTGTTTTAATCCATCCTTCTGAACGTGGCATATCTGTAATGGCATCATAACCATCAGGAACATTGGTGTCATTATCAGCAGGTGAAGTAAATTTAGTTGGATCAGCACATACATAAGCTGTACTTTTTGCATTTTCAGAATCTGGAGAATGATAAACAAGTACATCATCTGCAAGCATCCATAAATAGTTAAAAGGAGCTTCCAAGCCACGATAAGATGTTACTGTAGTTATAAAATCAGCACCATTCCAATTTTTAACTGTATATTGTACCTGTCCAGTATTATTTCCTAAAGTTGCTGTAACTCCACATGGAATGAATGGATTATATCCACCCCAAGTATTCCAATATGTGCCATTGACGGTTGTTGTTCCATCGCCCAATCCTCCTTGATGGTATCCATTGGCATCCAAGGAAGCATTATAAGTATCCTGACAATATAGTGAAGCATATTCAATCCTTTGTAGCCAAGCGATCTCATTATAAATTCTATATGCTCCACAATGTGAATCATCCTTGCACCAGCTTCTTGCCGTTGCTTTGGAGATAGAAGTCCTTGGCATTCCAAGCTGAGAATTATAAGTTCCATCCTTACTTGAATCATTATTTCCACCACGGAAATTAGCAGCATTAGAGGTAAGAATTACATAGCCATTCGTATCACGGGCTATATCATCACCACTCCAGGTAAGAAAACATCCTGATACAGCTTTTGAGTTTGCTTGATCATAAGTAGCGAACCATGGAGAACATGTTTTACGTTCCATTTTGATGAATCCTGGCAATGGATATTCAGAAATAGCACGCAGCCATTTTGTTCCCTCAAATTCAATTCTCATATAATATTCTGGTTTCTCCAACATGACATTCCCATCTGAGCTATCAATAGTTGCCGTTGCACCACCAGACTTAAGCCTACTGTCATTGTCTCCAAGATAGTATTTCACCGATCCATCAGTGTTCTCTACAAACCGTTTCAGCTTTGCCTGAATAGGCAATGTTTTATGCAGATCCAGATTACCTACTCTTGTGAGTTTATAATCGGAACTGGAGAAATCACCTTGAACTCCATACCACATATCGTATGGATACTGTGGTTTTGTTGTGCCACTTCCTAAAAGTAATCCCATGTTATAATTATTTTAAATGTTAATACTGCAAAAATAACAAAGTGTGTTCAACAAACGCACGTAAATACAGGAAAAATAAGATTATAGCCATTAAGAGCCTTCTTTTTCACTCAATGTGCTTTCTAATGTGTTTATCTGATCACGTTTGGCCTGTCTTTCTGTATGTAATGTATTTACATCATAAGGTAAAGATTCACCAAGTAAATTTGCTTCGTAACATTTAGTGATTTTATAATCACTATCAGATAAAGCATCTTTTAGATCCTGAATCTGGCTCTTTACCTTTTTTGTGTCAAACACCTTAACATAATTATAAGCTATATGATCTCCAGCATCATAAGGTTCAAGCCGAATGATATACCCATCATCTACATCTTTCACCTTTGAATCATCAATAGGATCAACTGGCTTATATTTATCATCCAAAGCATCTATTTGAGCCTGGATGGTAATGATTTTTGTGCAAATCTTGCCATTTGCATCTTTGTACTTTTGAGCGTCTTGCTCAATAATTTTAGATCGGAGAATACCATTCTCCATGTACCCATATTCCTCCATAATCTTAATATTTAAATCTACTAACTAACCATGCTTCCTTTTTTGTTGTGGTGGATCCAGACGTTACATATCCTATTGTAAACATGGCTATAAGGCAATATCCACATGGGACATCGTAATAATCGTTCTCACTATCATCATCATATAGGACTTGCCCAGATCGTGGATAAACTCTCATTGATCCAGTCCACCATTGCTTGAAAAGAACAATATCTCCTTCTTTCGGAGAAGTTGGCAGATATACAATTTGATTACTATTTGATGTATAGCCTATGATCAAGGCATCTGTTGATGTTAGATAAGTGCTGCTTGAACTTGTTGTTATCGCTTTCTTTTTTAGTGTCAAGCCTCCAGCAAATAGATTATAAAAGAATCCTCCATAAGCTGGGGCGGTACCATTGTTAGAAGCCCTTCCATATACTCCAGCCACGATAGTTTCATTGGCATTTAATGACCATTCGGATTTATCCACATCAGCAAACCCCAATCCTACAATAGCCCCTCTATGAGTATATCCAGAACTTGATGGCATACCATTTGTGCCAGCTAAATTAGCAAAGATACCACTTGGAGACATTGAAGCTGTACCTGTAGAGTATGATGGAGGGGTTTTGGCTTCGATCTCAATACATCCAGTATTTACATTCAAAGAAATCTTACTACCAAATGAACTATCCAGAGAATAATCACCACCACTTGTTGATGAAACGATCAATATTTCGCCTACGCTTGCATCCAAAGTTATTTTATTCCCATCTCCAAGTGTTGATACGATCTTTCCACCAGACATAAACCAATCCCCTATATTAGCACCTTCAGCAAGTAATAGGTTTGTTGCGATCGTTTCCAATTCAGCACCAAATGTATTCCATTTTGAAGTATCCGTTGGTAATACATTAGAAAATGTTACAGCATCAATACGGGCTATATAATACACCCCATTATATTTTACAGCATCAAGCCTTGTAGTAGTCCCATAATAGCTTTTCGAACTATCATATACCCCACGAAAAACTAATACGGGGCTGTCGCCCTGATCTCCCTTATCCCCTTTGGCTCCATCAGATCCATTAACTCTTACTGGAGTAGTCCAATTAGATATAAGGTTATCTGTTGTACCCGCCATTACTTTAGTTATACTTTCAGTAGATATGGCCGTATCGAATATACGT